AAACATACAACCGCACCGATAATAGCCGTAAGAACGTAACTACTAATCTTTCGCCACATTTCTCCATCTCGGCTTTCCAACTGTTCCAACTTTTCACCTTGAACTTTTTGCGTTTCCGCCATCTGCTTGACACTAATAGCCAATTCCTTAACCGAAACTGCAATATCCGTCATCTGCTTTGTCTGTTCTTCTAAGTTTTTAAGCCTTTGATTTGTACGACTATGTTCTTCGTCAATTCTTTTTACAAACTCGTTGTGTTCCGCCCTTGTAATTGGACTATCCATATCTCTACCTCTTCAAGTTTTATTTGAATTTCGCCGCCCACCACCAACTATGCGAAATACCCTGCACAATCACGTCGTACACGCAACGCAACCGTACGCACATTCGTCTATAATTTTGCCAACGGTAAAACACCCGCAAATAATTCTTGTCTTTTGACATAAGAGCGAGAAGTACCGTTTTCAGAGTGGCTTGTTTCACCCTCCGCACCGACAAGGTTGTAATCGTATTCCGCAACCGCACGGATTGTAGAATAATACTCATACAAATCTCTCTTAATGCGTTCATCTGTATAGTATGACGGGTATTTTCTCGCACTTCTTACATCGCGGATTGCATTTATAACCTTTTGAGTTAAGACGGAATCATTGAATGTTTCTTCGCCCTGTAACTCTAACGTAAGGTCTGCTATAAGTTCTGTTTGAAGGTCTACACCCATATTCTCATCCATCTTCTACACCACCTTACAGATTAAAATGCTCAATCAACACTTTCTTTAACTCTCCGCCTGTCATTTCCTCGGCATTGTCAATTCCATTGAGTTTCGCCAAGTCTTTAAGGTCAGATGTTGACATACGGTTGATTTCCGTTTTTGTAAACTGATTTTCTTTTATCACTTTTTCATTTGTGCCTTCGATTACGTCATTTTTGACTTCGCCGATTTTCTCTCCTTCAACAACAAAAGAAGTATTGTTGATTTCAGATGTAATAGCAGGGGCAATCTTTTTGATCGCCCGCTGCTTAACATTTCTTCTTGTAATCATGCCCATAGGTTATAAACCCTTTCTTATGATCCTGCGCTTACAGTAATCTTGATTACTTTTGATTTGTCGTACACATAAGGCGCAAACAATTTAGAAGCCTTAATGTAGTTCATTTCAGAGAGAATATCTCTGTCAAACTCAACAAGAGTATTTCTCTTCATAACAATTCTTAAAGCACCCGGTTTGATAATGTATGCTTCGTTTCTTGCAGTAAGTCTGTTAGAAAGAACAACCTGCGCACCGAAGATAGAACCTACTGTTCCGTTGATAATAATGTTTGCTCCTGCTTCTGTGTTAGGAATCCAACCATCAGATTTTACAAGCGCTGTGTAAACTGCCGGAGGGACAAGCAGAACTTTTTCTCCGTCAATATCTTCGCCAAATTTTGCTAAAGCATCAGCAATTCCGTGTGTAATGTTTTCATCCGCAAGGCTTAATTCAGATGTAAGAACCGCCTTTGTAGACATTTCTTCGATTAAGTCCGCTTCAAGTTTGCTGTTTACTGCCACAACAACCTGTTTTGCCGCCTCTTCCGCAATGTTTCCGCTCGCAGAAATAAGTGCTTCATCAGAAAACTCAACCGCTTTACCGATTTTAGAAACTTTAACTTTCTCTGTGTCCTGTGAAAGTTTAGCAATCGGGATGTCTGTTCCCTCTGCTACGTCCTCTGCATCTCCGATGTACTCATAAGAAGCCATCGTAAGTTCATCGCCTGGTCTACCCTCAAGCGTTGTGTCGATTACCGCAAGCGGTGCAAATCTAATTGCGTTAACTAACTTTTTGTCAATCGCATCTGCCACTACTTCCGGCACAAACAAATCCTGTAATAATGTTGCATTTGATGTTGCTGCCATATTATCTACCTCTTTCTTTCTTAACTATTTAAGCGGTCATATTCCGCCTTGTTTTCTCGATATAACTTCGATTTATCCGCAATGCTCATAGCATCAAACTGCTCTTTTGTCAGTCCACCTTCGCCGCCCATGTTTACTCTTGGACGGGATTTTTGCCATTCTGCCTGCGCTTCTTTTACTTTTGCGCTTGCGTATTTTTCCAAAATATTTGCAATCGCACTATGGTCTGCATCCGAAACTGCATCAATCAGACTTTCAACCATTTTTTCATCCGGAATAGCCTTGTAAGCGTTGACAGCCTTATTGTGATTAAGCTCTTTTTTAAGATTTTCCAACTCTTCTTTTTGAAGTCTGTCTGCTTCCGCCTTTTCTTCCGCCAATTGCTCTTCTTCTGTCTGTTTTGCTCTTAGCTGGCGCTTATAATCCGCCGATTCTTTGCTCAACTTGTCATTTGCTGATTTGTATTTGTCTCTGTCAGCCGTAAGTTGTGCAATCTGCGCCGCCAATTCTTCGACAGTAGGAGTTGCTTCGGTTGTGGCATTTGTTTCAGCCGCCGTTGTTTCTGTGGTTTCAGTTACATTGTTTGTTGTTTCGTTTGCCATGTTTTTTACCTCTACTTTCTGCTCGTTATAGTCTTTCTCTGACTTCTGCGCTTTTTAGGTTCATCTCCGAACCAATATAAAAAGGCATCAGATTTCTCCAATGCCTTTATCACTAAATTAGTTTAAATTTGGACTATTCGCCGCTTGGTCTGAATAGTCAGCCTGCAATCTGCTTGAATTTGGTTTTTGTTCGCCATCTCCGCCAACTGCATTATTTGTATTGTTTTGTTCGCCAAATATGCTCATTTGGTATTTTTCAACCATCTCTTTGCTATCCGCCCAAACTTGGTTTACATCATCAACAAGATTTACTGTTTTAAGTGCGTGATAGCCGTTCATTCCGTGTGAAACAAGTGTAGCCCATGCGTTTGTTTTGCTTGCAAGTTCGTACGTCTTATTTCTCTTAATATTTGGCTGACAATCTCTATAACTCAAATCATTCAAAGGGCTTTCCGGCGGAACAAAAGAAGATGCCCTGATTGCTTTTAAAACAATCTTTACTTCTTCCATCTTGCAACCCTCTGTGATGTTTTGCTGTGCCGCGGCAACTGTTTCCGCATTGCTCCATCCCGTAGCACTATCCATTGCAATTCCTGTGCTACCGCCGCTGTTATCGTTCCGACAAGGAACGTCTGCATTTTGGAGGATAATTGCTCTACGTGTGACAATATTGTTAAGCATACCTTGATAATCGTATTCAACGGCTAATGCTTTAACAAACGGTGTTTTTCCATCTCTGCTTGTGTATGTCTGCATCCAATCGTTAGTTTTTGGTGTTTTTGGAACTTCTTTCTCTGTTCCGTCACCCTGTTTCACAATTTCAACTGGAAACTCAACATCGTTTGTATGCCAAATTGTCTGTGTATTTTGGTCTACGTCATTTGTAAAGTCCGAAATAAGCAAATTAAGGTTATCAAGGTCTGAAATCTGACGCTCAAAACAACCCATTCGGTCATCTGACCTAATCCACTCAATAATCGGTGACGCACCGATAGGATTTGCTTCTCCACTTCTTTCAGAGTGTTCCCATTTTTCTTTCCGTCTGATTTTATCCCCGTTCATAATTTTGCATAAATTTAAAATTTCGTACCGGGCATCTTTTGTAAAACAAGTAAAGTAATGATTTCCTTTGTTGTCCGTTCTGAAAGTGACACCAATCATAACTCGCTTGTCGTAATAGTAACTTGAACGAACTACAAATGTTGTTCTCGGGTCAAGTGCTTCGATATTGAAATAACTTTCTCCATCTTCGTAGTCACTGTTTATATCAACAAACGTATATCCCACACCGCAAATCTCAACAAATCTTGCAAGTCTCTGTGTTTTTTTGCGTATGCTCTGCATTTCATACTGTTCATTCAAAAGAGAAATTGCATTAACTTCTTTTTCGTTTCCGCTGTCTTTCTCTCCACGCTGAACAATCGTAATTGGAATGCCCCATTTATATCCAATGTGGAATTTTGCTATTTCATGCGCAACATTATCAACACATTTGCAATCAATGTCTTTTCTGTATTTCTTTTCTCTAATCAACGGCTGATTTCCCGCTTCATAGTCAAGAAGAAAATTCATTTTCATTGCATTTGTTTGGTGCAACGGAAATACATTTTGCAATATCTGTATAATATTTTCCGCAGTCACTTCCTCAACATCGGTAAGCAACTCATATCTACCAATCTGCATTTACTCTACCTCAATCACCGAAACGTCATTCCACTAGCCGTATTTCGCTTTGGAACTGCTTCTGTTCTTACAAATTTTCCATCTTTAAACAAAACAAGTCGTTTACATTTCTGGCATTTAATCGCCTTTGTTGTAATCGACCGTCCATCCCATTCGCCAAGTTTGCGTTTGCAACTCGGACAATACAAAGTTTTGCTATCTCCCATAATAAAAACCCTTCCCTTATTCCCCGACTGCATCAAAAAAGCACCCGCATTTCTGCAAGTGCCATTTTAGAGGGGGAATTTTAATGAAAACTTACCTTTGCAACTTTTCCA